GAGGTGGTGGAGGATCTGTCACTGCGGGACCTGTAACATTGGGGACATAAATGAGTTTTACAAAAGCGACATTAACAACAGCAATACAAGATTATACTGATAATTCAGAAACAACTTTTGTAAACAATATACCTAATTTTATAAAAGCCTCTGAAGAAAAGATACTAAAAAGCGTAGATCTAGATTATTTTAGAAAAAATGTAACGAGTGCGTTAACATCATCAGACGAGTTTCTTACAGTGCCTTCTGATTATTTAGCATCATTTTCTTTACAAATAACTACATCTGGATCTGAAAGTTTCTTGTTACAGAAAGACGTAAATTTTCTAAGAGAATACACACCAGCTTCAACAACAACTGGACTACCAAAATACTATGCTAGATTTGATGAGGATAATTTTATTCTAGCACCTACACCAAATAGTAATTACACAATACAGTTAAATTATTTTTACAGACCAGCTAGTTTAACGGCAGGTTCTGACAGTGGTACAACATGGGTTAGCACTAACGCACCTTTTGCTCTACTTTACGGATCTCTTGTAGAGGCTTATACTTTTATGAAAGGTGAGCCAGATGTGATACAAAACTATAACGGATTGTTTACACAATACTTAGAAAGAGTAAAAGATCTTGGAGAGGCAAGAGAAAACACAGATGGTTATAGAGTTGGTCTGCCATCGAGACCGAGAACATAGGAGTAGAAAATGGCAACAGCAAATGCAGCAACCACCTTCTTAGAGAATAGACTTTTAAGTCTTATTTTTAAAAATAATGCAGCATCGTTTAGTTCACCTGGAGATAGCATATATGTCGGATTAGCCACGGCAGTATCTAATTTTAATGACTCAACTGGTGAATCTGGAGATCCATCAATAACAGAAGCTACGTTTACAAACTATGCAAGACAGCAAGTTGCAGCTTCTGGGTGGACATTGACAACAGAATCTGCTGATACACAAAGTTGTACAAATGCCTCTAACATAGAATTTCCAGCATCTGGTGGAACTAATAATACAATCACACATGTTTTTGTGACAACAGCAGCCAGTGCTAGTTTAGATGTGGTTGGCTCTGGTGGTAATGTATTATTCATAGGAGCATTGGATGCAAGTAAAGCAATAGCAAGTGGTGATATATTTAGAATTAATGCAGGTAACTTAACGATAGAGCTAAAATAATGGCATTAGTATTAAACGACAGAGTAAAAGAAACAACAACCACAACTGGTACTGGTACATTTACATTAGCTGGTGCGGTTACAGGGTTTGAAACTTTTGGTTCTGGTGTTGGAAACAGTAATACAACATATTATGCAGTTACGCTTCCGGGATCATCAGAGTTTGAAGTAGGTCTAGGCACACTTAGCAGTGACTCTAGCACAATAGCTAGATCTACAATTATTAGTAGCTCAAATAGTGACAATGCAGTTAATTTTAGCGCTGGTACAAAAACAATATTTTGCACAATACCTGCATCAAAGTCCGTGTTTTTAGATGCAAGTGGTAATGCAACATTAGGTGCAGATTTATCTGTAGGAGATGATTTAACAATATTAGGTGGGTTGATTGATCTTAAATCTAACAGTGGATCGCCATCACAGATTAAATTTTATTGTGAAAGTTCTAATGCTCACGCACAAACATTAACAGCACAAGCTCACTCTGTTGGTGCTACAAATACTTTGACTTTACCAGCAGGTAGCAGTTCAACATTAGTTTCAGAATCAGCTACGCAAACATTAACAAATAAAACTATAGATGCCTCTCAGTTATCTGGAACTGTAGCAAATGCAAGATTAGATGCAGAACTACAAGCACTAGCTGGTTTATCATCAGCCGCAGATAAAGGCATACAATTTACTGGATCTGGAACTGCATCAACATATGATTTAACAGCGGCAGGTAAAGCTTTGCTTGATGATGCAGATGCAGCCGCACAAAGAACAACATTAGGGTTAGGCACAGCGGCAGTTGCAGCCACTGGTATATCAAATACAAATGTCCCAGTATTTACATCAGGTGTAGCCGACAATGATTTCTTGCGTGTAGATGGCACATCGATAGAAGGTAGAAGTGCATCTGAAGTATTAAGTGATATTGGTGGTCAAGCCTCATTAACTTTTGGTATATCAAACACTAATGCAGTTAAGATAGATAGTTCTAGTGTGGCAGATGATGAATTTGCAAGATTTACTGCAAATGGTTTAGAGAGCAGAAGTGCATCAGAGGTGCTATCAGATATAGGTGCAACAAGTGCTACAGATGCAGCAAACGAAGCCACCGCCTTGGCGATTGCACTTGGCTGATTAGGAGATAAAGAATGGCAAATACTTTTAAATTATCAAGCAAAGCAGGAGTAACGAGTGCAGATGTAATTTATACAGTGGCTACTAGTACAACCACAATAATATTAGGTTTGATATTAGGAAATACAACAACTAGTCAAGTTACCGCAACTGTAACATTAACATCTGATACTGGTAATAGAACAAATGCTAATGACGAAGTAAACCAACCAGTAGAACTAATCACAAATGCACCTATACCAGCAGGATCATCACTAGAACTTTTGGCTGGTAACAAAGTTGTTTTGGAAGCATCTGATAGCATATCAGTATCTGCAACAGGTGCAACAGATGTTGCCTTATCTTATATGGAGATTACATAATGCCTTTTGTTGGTAAGTCACCAGTTACAACTTTTGAGGCTACAACTGCCGTACAAAGATTCAATGGTGATAACTCAGATACTACATTTACATTAAGTAGAACTGTAAGTTCAGTGCAAGATGTGCTTGTATCTGTAGATGGTGTTGTGCAAGACACATCAGCATATACAATACCAGATGGTACAACTTTGACATTTACGGCTGCACCTAGCACTGGCACTGGTAATATCTTTGTAAACTTTCTAGCACCACAGACCGGTACAGTTACACCAGCAGCAGAGAATAAAGGTAACTTTAAGGCAGGTGGTTTGTTTAGAACTAACGCACAAAACTTAACTGCTAATACTACAATACTAGCTACAGAAAATGCACAGGTCACTGGTCCGTTTACAATAGATAGTAGTGTAACATTAACTGTTAATAGTGGTGGAAGGTTGGTTATATCGTGAGTGAGATTAGAGTAGACGCAATAAAAACTCGTGCAGGAAATGTTCCTACTGCAAGTGACATAGGTATTAATGTTTCTGACACTGTATTACAAGTACAATCTTCAAATGTTTCTACTCAAAATCAAATAACAAGCACATCTTTTGTGACTACAGGCATTTCAATTAATATTACACCAAAATTTTCCACTTCAAAAATATTGATTTCTATCAATTACAATGTTTATAAAAATGCAGCAGGCACTTCTGTTTACAATACCATTTATAAAGATTCTACTAATTTAGGACACAGTACTTATGGTATGGGAGAGTTCAGTGGTTTAGGTGCAGCAGGTGGTGTTAATGTCCACCTTCAATTACTGGACTCCCCAAGCACAACTTCACAAGTAACATATGCTGCATATGTAAGGGTCAATAGTGGGGATGTTTATGTTCAGTCAAACAACACATTAGGAAATATTACAGTAATGGAGATTGCAGGATGACAGACATAGCAAAGTCAATATTAGCAATTAATTCAAATGCACAATTTTCTATAGAAGCTGAAGATATAAAAAAAATAACATGGTATAATAACACAACACCCATAGCCGAAGAAGATATATTAGCCAAACAAAAAGAATTACAAACTGCATATGATAATGTTAAATATCAAAGAGATAGAGCAGAGGCGTATCCATCTATAGTCGATCAACTAGATGATCTATATCACAATGGTATAGATGGTTGGAAGAAAACTATTAAAGCAGTTAAAGATAAGTATCCTAAGGGTTAAAGATGAGTGAAATAATATTAGACACAATCACAGGCAAGTCCACTGCAACAACCATAACCATTGGCTCAACACCTGTAGTTAGTGCAAGTGCAAACTCTATGACTATTAGAGGTGAGGGTAGCAATCAGACAAGTATTCAGCAAGGGTTGTTAAAAGCATGGGGTAACTTTGAGGCATCAGGAACAGTTGGAACAAATGACAGTTTTAACATGTCTTCTCTTGGGGATAGAGGAACAGGTTTGTTTACAGTAAACGTTGCCAATGATTTTGCAAATGGAAATGCTACAATGACAGGTTATGTTATAATGGATGGAGTGATGTATGCAGAAAGTGCTGATATGTCTAGTGCAGGAACTTTTCAATTTAGAACAGTTGTAAGTTATACTAATGGTTCATTTGATCCAGATGAAATGCACACTCAACTTGCAGGAGACTTGGCATAATGGCAAACGGAACAATAGCATTTGATACATTACAGACAAGTGGGCAGATAAGTGGAACAGCAGTATCTGTAGATGCAGATTACTTGGCATATGGTAGTGCGAAGTCTTGGATAAACCTTAATGGTTCTTCTTTTGGGTTGAGAGATAGTTTTAATGTAACTTCAGTTACAG